TCCACCACCACCAGCGTAGTTAGATCCACCACCTCCACCACCTGATACTACTAAATAATCTAATGCTACACCACATGCTACATCTAAAATATTTAAATTAGTTGATGCTTTTATTTCTGCAATTTGAGTTGAACCATCAGGAGATGTAACTGGTGCACATGTACTGCATGTTGTAAAGTAAACTCCTGCAGTTGAAGGTGCTCTTGCAATAACGATACCCGAACCACCTGATCCACCAGTATCATTAGTTCCTGGATTTGGATCATGGCCACCAGCTCCACCACCACCAGCTCCAGTGTTTGCTGTTCCTGCCGTTCCACAACCTCCATTTGTAGCTCCACCAGCACCACCACCGCCAGCTCCACCACAACCACCGCCTCCAGGGGCAGGTGAAAACCCAGCTCCACCTCCACCACCACCAGCGTATGTTGTAGAACATGCTAAACTTAAAATATTATTTGGTGCTCCAGCCCCTCCATTTCCTCCTTTATTGTTTGGAGGATTAGAGTCTCCACCAGCTGCGGTTGCTCCACCACCACCACCTGCTGCTTCATGTTGAGGAGGAGATCCTAAGTCTCCACCAGGATTTCCTTGTGATGGGCTTGTAGGAGGTGTGTTACCACAACCTTTTGCTCTTGAATAAGCTGCACCACCACCTGAACCTCCTGGTTGTCCAACTTGACTAATTGGACCCGATGGACTAAAAATTCCACCACCTCCACCACCAGCTGATGTAATTGTTCCTAAAACTGAATTTGATCCACTTGAAGAGGCTGTAGATGATGCAGATCCACCACCTCCAACTGTAACTGAATAACTTCCTAAACTTAAACTTTGTGCTGTTCCCTGTAGTGGACTAGGTCCAAAGCCCGATGCCCTATAACCACCAGCTCCGCCACCACCTCCAGCTGATGGTTGATTTCTAAGTCCACCAGCACCACCACCAGCGACTACTAAATAATCTATTGACTCTGTTCTAGCTATCCAAGTGTCATTATTAATATTATCAAAGTGATCATGAATATTCCATGCACCTGATGCACATTTAAAAGATTCTTTTACTATAACAATTCCTGATCCACCAGCTCCATTAGGTCCACCTCCACCTCCACCTCCAGTGTTAGCTGTCCCTGCAACTCCACATTTTTCTGGGTTAGAACCTGGTAAACTACAAGATCCTGCATTACCACCTCCACCAGATCCACCTGATCCTCTAGAACATGCAGGTGAACATCTTCCACCTCCACCTCCGCCTGCATAAGTTACACAACTTCCTGTAATATCGTTTGCTGTTCCTGCTCCACCATTTCCTGCTTGAGTTCCTGGCACTTGTGCTGCAGTTCCTGCACCACCTGCTCCACCACCGCCACCACCAGCTCTAGCGACTCCTGGTTGACCATCACCTGCACCTCCATTATTACCTTGAGAGGGACTAACAGGAGGAGTGTTTCCAGATCCACCAGATTTTGGAGTGGATCCTGTTGAAGATCCTCCACCACCAGATCCACCATCTGCTCCAGTATTTTTAGAAGCACAAGAAGATTCGTCTGCTCCACCTCCACCACCTGCTGATGTTATTGGTCCAAAAGTTGATGCATTACCACTTCTACAAGATGAATTAACTCCTGGTGCAGATGAACCACCAGCTCCAACTGTTACCGTCATTCCATTTGTAAGAGAAACACAAGTTGCTGTTCTAAGACCACCACCTCCACCTCCACCACCACCAGCTCTTCCATTACCCGCAGCCCCACCGCCACCGACAACTAAGATTTCTGGTGCAGTTGTAGATTGACAATTAGCTTTGTTAAAAGTTCCTGATGAAGTAAATGATGTTACTTTTGTTTTTGGTGTGCTTATATCTCTAGTAGGCCCAATTATACCGCCATTTCTGCCCGCCATAATTAAATCTCCTATGCGTCATCTAATAATTCGTAAGAAACGAAATAACTTAAATCATTTGCAGCAGAAGCTGTAAAATATAATAAGTCTGTTTCATCTAAATAAATAGGATTCTCTAAGAAACTTAATGTTGCATCTGCTGGCACTGATATAGTATTAGCAAGTTTAACATAGTTAGAACCATTATCAACACTTACTTCAATTGTTATATCAGCTGCATTTGCACCATCAATGTTTGCTACAAGAATTGTATTTATTTTTGCAACTTTATCTGCTGGAACATCAATAGCTTCTGTTCTTGACGTACCTGTCAAGTTAGCAGTTGCGTTCTTTGCATTAATAGTTGCTACGTTTACGATGTTTGGTGTAGCCATATTATCTCCTGTTTAATTTTAACCAAATACAATTGCCATTGCAATTGCTTTTCCTACTGATGCAAAATTTGCATTAGCATTAATATATGTTGTTAAATCTGATGCTGCAACTTGAACCATAGTTCCGTTGTCATTAACCACAAATCTATCAGCATCAACTAAAGTTGTGCTAGTAGCTGATGTATCACCATCTATTATATTTAATTCTGCTGCTGTTGATGTTACACCATCTAAAATATTTAACTCTGCTGCTGTTGATGTTACCCCATCTAATATATTTAATTCTGCTGTAGTGACTGTCGCACCATCAAGTATTTCTAATTCTGCTTCTGATATTTCTGCAGATCCTATTGTTACAGTTCCTGCAAAAGTTACATTAGCACCACTAAATGTCATAGCAGTTGTAGGTGTAGATCCTGATTTGATTAATAGCTCACCACTAGAATTTGTTAAACTACCAAAAGTTGTACCATCATCTTTAAGTGTAATATCAGCTCCACCTGCATCTAAAACAATATCTGTAGTTGCATCTAATGTAATACTAGATCCTGAATCTATTTCTGCAATAACTGGTGTTGTTAAAGTTTTATTTGTTAAAGTTTGTGTTGCAACAAGAGATACTAATGTTGAGTCAGCACCATCTGGTAATAACATTTCATTAGTAACACCTGCTGAGTGTGGTTGTGCTTTTAGTATCTGCCCGTGGGAATTAGATTCACAATTGAACTGTATAGCACCTGAATTTGTATTACCTCTAACCGTTACATGACCTGTTCCTTTTGCTTCAATTTCTAAATCAATATTAGAATCTCCACCTGTTGATGATAGTTTTGGTGCATTACCAGTTGCAGCATTTGTTATATCAAATTGATTAACTGCTGAACTAGTTGTTTGAAATATAATTTGTTCATTACCATTTTCATCATTAATACCATGAGCATCATCAAAAGCTATATTAAAACTATTTGTATCTAAATCACCACCTAATTGTGGAGATGTATCTTCTACAACATTTGATATTTCAGAACCTGAAACAATACCTGCTGTTAAAGTTGCTCTTGTAATTTTTTTAAGTCCACCACCTGAAGTATCAACTGCTAGTAATACATCGTCTGATGCTACTGTAGATATTTCTGATAATGATCCTACTGCTACTGAATTAAAATTAGTACCATCTGCAATTAATAAATTACCTGCAGTATTAGTACCCATAGTAATATCATCACCAGCAACTGTAAGATCTCCAGTTATACTTAAGTTTCTAAATCCAGATATATCTTTATTAGAATCTGCAATAACTGCTAAAGATGCAGATACAGTTCCTGCTGTAATACCATCTAATAAATTCAACTCTGCAGCTGTAGAAGTAACACCATCTAAGATATTAAGTTCCGCTGCAGTTGAAGTTACACCGTCTAATATATTTAATTCTGCTGCAGTTGAAGTAATAGTTGTACCACCTAAACTTATAGCATCTGCTGCAAGTGTATCTATATTAGCTGTGCCATCTATAAATAAATCTTTAAATTCTAAAGAAGAAGTTCCTAAATCAATATCATTATCTGTAATAGGTACAATAGCACCATCTTGTACTCTAAACTGTTGTACTGAAGATGATGATACATTTATATAAAATTCTAAATGATTATTAGTAGAATCAACTAATACTCTGTTTAAAGTATTAGCATCTCTAATTGCAGTTACAGGTCCACCTTCACCCGCAGTTCCATCATGCGTATGTCCTGTAGTTGCGTTAAATGCAGCCAATACTTGGTTAAACTCATCATTAGAATGAGCTGCTGTTATAGTATCTCCTGTTGTATAACTTGACTGTCTTGCCGAATAGCCTGCCATTATCTTCTTCCTCCTGGGGTAAATTCTAATTGAAATCCTTTAATTGAAAATGAGTCTGCACTATTTTGATCATCTATTTGTAATGCTACTGCAAATCCAGATCCCTCTACTGTTTGTCTAACTAATGGAACACCTGATGCGTCATATAATGAATTACCATATGAAGCTGCTCCATATTGTCCAGCACCACCTACATTTGGTAGTGCAATCTTTGCTGGTTGTGGACTATCTTGATCATCGTAATTATATCTAAGTGCTAAGTTTGCATCAATAGATGTGCCTTCACCTTGATAGTTTAGATTAACTCTTTGCATATACTTTCTTACACCTGGATCTCCCATGACCATATCAGGTGATCTGTATACTGCTTGAATAGTATTATTTGCTGATCCTGCTGCAAATCTGTTTCCTGATTCCATTTTATATAGATGACCATCAAACCCACCAAATACTTGTGTTTCAACTCCATCAATAAAATCAGAATCTGTACATGCAGGTTTTATACCAACCATATCTGCATATTCAAATCCAATAGATCCTGTATTAGGATTATTTTTTAATACTCCTATAATACCTTTTGATGATCCTTGTCCACCTGCAGTTGTTGGATAAAATATTCTATATTGTGATTTAGCTCTAATAATTATAGATGATACTCTATCTAGTCCTATTTCATCAATTCTAGATTGTATTTGTCTAGATATAGATCCAAGTTCAACGTCACCAATTCTAGCTGTACCAGCAATAGTTCTTAATCCATCTGGTGCTAAGAATATAACATCTCCACCAATCTCTTGTATACTACCACCATCTCTACAACCTATATTTCTTGTAACTTCTTGTACTGCAAAATTACTAGATGATGTACCTGTTAATTTATATATTCTATCTTGACAGAATATAATTAATTCATTTCTAAATACTTTTAATCCTACAACTGTTGAGTCAACTCTAAATGATCCTGCACCACTAGCTGATGTAAAATTATCTTCTGCAAATGGTACACTAAATATAACTTCTTCTGGATTACTTGCACCAGCATAAAACATATGGTTTTGAAATGCTTTTACAAACTTTGGATTGCTTGGAGCTGTACCGCCACCTGTTGCATTTACTACATCTACTGCAAAACTAGAATTAATTATTTGTGCAGGTGAATGTCCAGTTGCAATAACTATTTTTTCAGTGCCATTAAAATTAAATTTTTCAAAATCATATGCTCTAGTAGATGTTCCTAAACCTGTAGTTAATGTTGTAAAACTGCCAGATGTAGTTCCTCTATGTATATCACCACCTCTTGCAACTATTACTTGCCCATTAAATATTATAGAGCAATCTACTACTAGACTACTATTACTAGATCCTTGTGGGATTTGTGTTGTATTATATAATGCTGTACCACTAACACGTCTATATCCACCCTTAATATCAGGCTCAAAGTTTTGTAATAGTAATGCCTCACCAGGTCGCATTGAAAATACATCTTTATTCAATGTCAGTCCCCCA